GGTAGCGAGTTGATGTTGTGTTTGTGTAATGAGTAGCTCATGTTCGTTATCAGTAAAGTACTTGCGCTCATCGGTGTCTAAGTACACATAGTTACCCCAAATCTTGGGTGTACCGGCTGGGGTGTATCCGTCCCTGCACTTAATACGAATCTCAACATCGTGGTATTGAAGAGCCACCAAAGGTAAACATTTGGTGTAATCTTCGCTGAAAAAGAAAGGAATTAAGAAATGATCTCCACCATGGTTAGATTTTATGGTGTTTGTGGTGACGGCGTAAGACGCCTTGGCTGCACTGTCTCGGAGAAGAGGGTTATGAACGCCCTGAATAAAGAGAGAATCGAGTTGGGAAACTTTCTGACCACCGATCCAGAGGCTAAATTCGGTAGGACCGGAAGCATCCGAAGAAAAAAAACCATCTGTGTTGGTCTGTACGTTTGAGATACCGGTATCTTCTATCCAAATGTAGCTCATAAGATCACCCTTTGAGCGAACTGGGATGGTTATTTCATTGTTCGCACCGAATGTGCCAATATAATCCATGCGCTCTGGCTTCATGGCGAAATTTGTATAACGTTTGTAGTTCTGACGAAAAAAGCTCACTTGTGGTTCACCTGTAATATAGGCATCCTGAGCTCCAACTGACACAAGCTCTATTAAAGCAGCAGACATTTATTAGTAAATGATATTAAAATTTTGGTTCGATGTAAACACATGGTAGTTTTTCAAGCCCTGACGTGGGAAGCACGAGACACAGATGATGAACATCTCGTGAGTATTTTTGGTAAAACTGAAGATGGAAAATCTGTATGTTTGACGACGGCTTTCACACCATATTTTTTTATAAAACTTCCAATGGATACATCCTCGGCGACGATACAAGAAATTTATAACGCGATCAATAGAAAATGTCCTGACTGTCTTCTTTGTTATTCGATTTTAAAATCGAAGGATGTTTGGGGGTTTCAGAATAACGAGGAATTTAAGTATTTGAAACTTGACTTTGTAAACTTACAAAAGCGTCGTCTTGTTGATTCATTTTTAAAAAAACCTCTTACTCTTTCTTTTACAACTATGAAAACTCGTGTGTATGAATCAAATTTGGACCCCGTTCTTCGGTTAATGCATCGGACGGGTATTCAGTCTACTGGGTGGTTAGATACCGGTGACAGATGTGTTCGTTCACATCTTGCAAAAGTAAATATTGATTTATTTTGTAACGACTGGACAACACTAAAACCTGTTGCGCGGGATGATATAGCTCCATTCGTTGTTTGTTCTTTTGATATTGAGTGTAATAGTTCGACGGGTAAATTTCCAGATGCAGATGTATTAAACGATGCATGTTTTCAAATCGGTATTTCTCTTTGTAAGTTTGGGACTGACGAACCTTATGAAAAAGTTTGTTTATGTTATAAAAAAACTGAAGGAGAAGATGTTATAAGTTTTGAAACAGAACGTGAAATGTTGGAAGCGTTTGGGAGGTATTTACACGAAAAGGATGTAGATATTATGACTGGTTGGAACATATTTGGTTTTGATCTTGAGTTTATTTATAAACGAGCATTTGTTACCGGATGCGATTCCAGTTTTTTCAATCTCGGTAAGCTCAAAAAACAAGAATGTGAATTGATGATTAAAAAGTTGAGTTCAAGTGCATTGGGTGATAATCTCTTGAAACTTCTTCCTATGTCTGGTCGGTTTATATTTGATATGTTTCACGAGGTAAAGAAGGGGTATAAGTTGGACTCATACAGTCTCAATAATGTATCAAAACTATATTTGAATGATCAGAAGATTGACATGCCCGCGAAAGAGATGTTTCGTAGGTATAAGGATGGTGATCCTGTGAAATTGGGTGAAGTTGCGGAATATTGTATCAAGGATACATTGTTACCCCACAAGTTGATGAAAAAGTTGTGTATCCTTCTAAATCTTCTGGAGATGGCTAAGGCTACATGGGTACCTCTATGTTTTCTCGTTGAACGTGGTCAGCAAATTAAGGTGTTTAGTCAACTTACTAAGAAAGCACGAGAGCTTGGATTTATGGTCCCAACAATTCGGTATGGAGCCATTCCCGAAGAACCATATGAAGGTGCGACTGTACTAGATGCACAAAAGGGTGCCTATTACACACCAATTACAGCCCTAGATTTTGAAGCTCTATATCCGTCTATCATGATGGCTCACAATTTGTGTTACTCTTCATATGTTATGGATGAAAAACGTTACGGGAACATTCCGGGTATCACATACGAAACGTTTGAAATTGGTGATCGAAAGTATAAGTTTGCTCAAGATGTTCCAAGTCTTTTACCAGCAATTCTTCTTGAGCTTAAGCAGTTTCGTAAAAAGGCTAAGAAAGACATGGCTGCGGCGACGGGTTCCATGAAAGAAGTTTACAACGGTAAGCAGTTGGCGTATAAAATTTCTATGAACTCTGTGTATGGTTTTACTGGTGCCGGAAAGGGTATTCTTCCATGTGTTCCGATTGCCTCTACGACGACGTGTAAGGGTCGAATGATGATCGATGAGACTAAAAAGTATGTAGAGGAAAATTTCCCGGGTGCAAAGGTAAGATATGGTGACACCGATTCAGTCATGGTTGAGTTCGATGTTGGTGATCGTAAGGGGGAAGAAGCTATCGAATACAGTTGGGAGTTGGGAGAGAAAGCAGCAGAAGAGTGTTCGGCTCTCTTCAAGAAGCCAAATAATTTGGAGTTGGAGAAGGTATATTGGCCGTATTTTCTGTACTCAAAGAAGCGATATGCCGCCAAGTTGTGGACGAAGGGAAAGGATGATAAGATGCACATGGACTATATAGATATCAAGGGTCTCCAAGTTGTTCGTAGAGACAATACACCTCATGTGAGGGAGGTGTGTAAGGAATTGTTGGATGTTGTTCTCACATCGAGTGACCCCGGTCCACCAAAGGAATTGGCTAAAGAGCGGGCTATCGAACTTCTTTCGGGTGATGTACCAAACGAAAAACTTATTCTTAGTCAAAGTTTATCAGATTCATACAAAGTAAATGGAAAGAAGGTATCAATTAATAGTGCTGAAAGTATTGATATAAATCAGGCCCATGTTCAAGTAGTTGTAAAAATGCGTGAACGAAAACCTGGTTCTGAACCTCAGTCGGGAGATCGTGTTCCGTATTTACTTACTAAAACTGAGAACATAAAGGCTAAGGCGTTTGAAAAGTCAGAAGATCCTAATTATGTTGAAGAGAATAACATCCCTGTAGACTATCACTACTACTTTGAAAACAAATTTTTGAATCCGGTGTGCGATCTTTTAGAACCATTGTTTGAAAACACAAAGCGTGAGATATTCGGTGAGATTATCGATAAACACAAACCCCCAAAAAAGAAATCCGAACCCGCTCTCAGCACGATGAAAAAAGAACAGCTCATCGAAGAATGTAGAAAGTTTGGTTTAGACGAAACTGGTAAGGTGTCGGAATTGAAAGACAGAATTAAGCAGAGCAGGTTAAAGAAAACCGAAAGTGTTGAAGATATATTTAAAAATTATAGTCTATCTAATATTAATGGGTGATCACAAAAGCCGGAGACAACAGGCTGCTAACGAACTTCTTAACAGAAACATACCAGCGTTATGTGAAGGAATAACGAGATCGTTTTCATATATACACCCAGACACATTATCTCAGATGACACCGAAAGAGTGTTTAAGTGAACTTAAATTTGTTAAAACTGTAAAGGAGCGGGGGTACAGGCACGAGATTTCTGAAAAACTCGATGATCAGGAGATCAAAGATATTTACGATGAAACAATTCACACGTTTCTTGTAGATGTTTCAAATAGGTTTAAAATAGAACCATCTATTTTAATGGAGAGGTATTATAAACCACTTTGTTCTAATGGACCTTGTAGAGCTACAAAACCAAACGGACAGAGGTGTTCTCATACTGCGATTGAGTTTGGTTTTTGTGAAAAACATAAACTTATTTCTACGTGCAACAATTTAAAAGATAGGGAGATTTCTGACGATACACGTAAACAATATAAAAATAAAGCTTCAGCAATGTTTGGATTAAATATGCTTAAGGGTTTAAATCTACATTAATGTAATGAGCAAAAGTGATATTCTCTTATCATCTATCAATACATTTTACAACATCGAAAAAAATAGAACTAAATTACTAAGCATTTTAGATAAAACAACAGGTATTTCACTTCGTAACTTGGAGTGGTTTATCACAAACTATTCAAAGAAAAACAACACATCATACACTACAAAAGATGGAAAATTTTTTACGGTTCATTGTGCTTATAAATCGAGTTTAGATGGATATAGCAAAAAACTGTTTGATCCCTTTTGTCGCTCACAAAAGATACCCTATATTGTTCCTGGAACATCTCATGAAATTCATACAACTTTAGCACAATTGAATTTCATCAAATGGTGTATCAAAAATAACGTTATTGATTATATCAGTGAGAACAAAGATTCTCTATTTAATAAGCAACTGACATAGAGCCATTTTCAAACTCAAAGGTTTGATATCCAGTGTAATACATGTTTAATGAATATGTATTGGACTTTAATTCTGAACGCAACTTTACTTCTATTCGAGTTTTATCTGATTGTATTTGACTGAAATCCAAGTTTCCCGATGGTTCCACATTAATCGGATTCATCGAAAAGCTATATGTGTATATATTCCTAAATGGACGAGCTAATCTGTTTTTAAAGGGTATTAAGTATTTGTAATAGTTATGATTCGTATTTGTTATATTTGGCAACTTACTTCCATTGATGTAAAAAGATGCATTTTCCATTATTGGATTGTAAAAAGTTTGTATTTGATCGAAATTTACACTTGAAGAAAAGTTGTATCTATTTTGGCTGTAAAATGTTTCTTCATCTAGTGGATTGCCCACCGAAATGTCATCATTTTCAAATATTTCGTTTCTTAGAAACCAATGGATACACTTAACGGGTATATTTGGCACGAGGTTATTTTGAATAAAGTCTATGTTTTCTTCGTTTATAGTAGTTGGATGTTTTCTAACGAGGTCTGTTATGAGTATTTGTTTTTCATTCATTAAATATTGTCTTTCTTCCGGGCTAACGGTTATTTCTTCCGTTATCAAATTGAACGAAGGAAGTTCGAGAAGATTGGTGGTATTTGTGAAGAATGTCTGCTTATGAAACTCCAAATCAAATTCAATTTTTTGAAGACGTGCAGCACACACAGGGAAATATGGGCGATTGGGTTTATTTGAAGAGTATTCGTCACTAGCATATTTTCTGGAAAAAAAGAAGTGGAGGGGTATTAAGAGTTCTGATGCATACTGAGCTACAGAAGTATTTTGCGGTGCAGTGTCATAACCTAAATTTCTATTTACAAGAAATCTATTTGCTACCTTTTCAGACATCTCTAAATACAACTCATCATATATAATACCCCAATCATCATGAACTTTTTCAACTTCAATTTCGTTAACAAACATTGTCACACTTTTGAGTAAATGTCTCCCTAATTGATCGGCGTAATTACCATCAGATATTCCTGGCACTGTTACACTCAACCACATATTACTTAGTAAATCACCCATGTTTGTTGGATTAAATTCAACTTTTATAGTTTGATTGAAAGGCCAACCCACTATTTGCCCAGGGTTTATAATGTTCCGCGCACGTTGATACTTCCGAAATTGAGAATGATTGGGTGGAACTTTATAATTAAAAAAAGATTCGTCTGGATCTTTGGAAAGTAAGTAAGTGTCCTGCTTTCCAATAGCATTTAGGGAAATCTTTGCAGCTTCACCCATACTTAATATTGTTTATATATTTTTAATATCATTCTTCCACATGTTTTCGGAAGTCGTAGACTTCATGATATCAAGTTCTTTTTTCGCTTGGTCTGATTCTTCCAAAAGTTCTCGCACACTCTCATCCGTATATTGAACTGTTTTGATGTTTAAGAGGTAATCATAACTTCCGTTAATTTGTGGAAAGAGACTGGACAATTGATTTACGAGGTCTTGTTTTTTGCGTCGAAACACGACAATATCACCGTTGATGACCATGGTAACAAATCGCGATTTGTATTCACACATCGTCGCTTTAGTTTCGAGAACCCTGATAAGATACTCCTTACGCTTATCGTAATATTCACGACGAAGTTTCATAAAGTCTTGAAGAATGTCTTCCGGTTTTTCATATTTACAAATACCCTTTGTGGGGTGAAAGAGATGCATGTTTGATACATGAAATGTTTTTCGAAGTTTCAATTCCTTCACCATGTCTTTGCCAGTGTATCCAAAGATTTCAAAGTCAACATCTTCTGTGGTACTATTATTTGTAAAGCTCGTAATCACCTTCTTTTCTACAAGGGTATCGAGATATTCCTTATAGTCTTGCGTCCAACGTCCCGGTGGAAGTTCAGTAATTTTAAGTCTTGATCCAGTGTCTTTCCAAACACCTTCAGTGACCCAAAGCCCACCCTCATCTTTGTATACTTTCCCTTTGAAACCCTTAAACCACGGTTTCATATCCAAGGGATTTTCGCCACCCAAAATTCGTAACATATTTGCTTTGATGACCTCTGGGTTGAACGGTGGAATATAGCAACTGAAACCTGTCCCAATACCTTCTGTACCATTTACGAGAACCATGGGTAGAATGGGCATATAATATTCTGGTTCGATGAGACGTCCATCATCATCGAGATAGTTGAGAACCGCATCATCTCTGGGGTCGTAAATTTTTCGCGTGTTCCCAGACAACCGAGTGAAGATGTATCTTGTTTGGGATGCGTCTTTTCCACCCATAAGTCGTGTACCGAACTGACCACAAGGCTCGAGAAGGTTAATGTTATTAGAACCAACATAATCGTTAGCCAATTTAACAATAGTTTCAGCGAGAGATACTTCACCATGATGGTAAGCACTCTTTTCTGCGACATATGCTG